GTATATGAACAACACTTAGGAACTAATAACTTAACTGCCGCTGCAGAATCCGCTGGTGACACAGTGGTTGCTGTTGATGACGCAGATTCAAGTGGATACTCATTTAACGTAGGTGATTTAATTTCATTCTCAAGTGCTGATTCATCTTCAGACCCTACTGCTTTTGCACACCTCTCTGGAGATGAAGGTAATGAGTATGAAGTAACAGCAATTAGTTCTAACAACCTAACAGTTAGACTTGCTGGTGATCCAAACGGTGCTGGTTTGCAGGCTGATATCGCAGATAATTCTTATATTCGCAGACGTTGGGCATTTTACAACCTATTTGATGGTGCGCCTGGTACTTCTCAGTGGGCAACTGATAATGGTCGTGGTTCTAATGATGAGTTGCACGTTGTTGTTTATGATACAACAGGCGACATCACAGGATATGATTATAATACTGCTGGTCAACAAACAAATTCTGTAATCGAAAGGTTTGGAAATCTTTCGAAAAATCCTATAGCAAAAAGTCCTCAAGGTGATAGCATCTATTATCCAGATGTATTTTTCAGACAATCTGAATTCGTTTATTGGGGTGATCATATTGCTGCTGGAAGTAATTGGGGTACAGATACTACTACCACTTACACAGCTGTAAATACAGTTACAGTAGTAAGTCTAACTGGTGGAACGGATGATTATTCGGTTACTGCTGGTGAACTTATGAAAGGTTACAAACTGTATGAGGACACTGAAAGTATTGATATAAATCTGGTTCTTGCAGGGCCTAGTTCTGGTGTTGCAGATACCACTGCTGGTATGGATACGCATGGAACAATGATTACCGATCTTTGTGAAACTCGTAAAGATTGTGTAGGATTTATTTCTCCATATCGAGCTGGGGTAGTAAATGTTGCAACTACAATTGCACAAACCGCAAATATAATAAAGGGATTTGATACTTTACCATCATCTTCTTATGTGGTTTATGACAGTGGTTACAAATATATCTACGACAAGTACAATGATGTATATCGATATGTACCATTGAACGGTGATACCGCTGGTCTTTGTGCAAACACAGACAGTGTTGCCGATCCTTGGTTTTCACCTGCTGGTTATAATCGTGGTCATGTTAGAGGTGCAATTAAACTTGCATATAATCCTAAGACCAGTGAAAGGGATCAACTCTACAGGAAACGTATTAACCCTGTAGTTAATTACCCAGGCCAAGGTGTTTTACTCTTTGGTGATAAAACTGCTCTTTCCAAACCAAGTGCATTTGATCGCATCAATGTACGAAGGTTATTCTTGGTACTTGAGAAAGCAATTGCTATTGCTTCTAAATATCAACTCTTTGAGTTCAACGATGAATTTTCAAGAGCACAGTTTAGAAACATGGTAGAACCTTTCTTGAGGGATGTACAAGGAAGACGAGGAATCTTTGACTTTAAGGTAGTCTGTGATTCTACAAATAATACAGGTGAGGTCATTGACCGAAACGAGTTTATAGGTGATATTTACGTTAAACCTGCTCGGTCTATAAACTTCATTACCCTAAACTTCATTGCGGTACGAACTGGTGTCGCATTTAGCGAGGTAGGAGGTTAATCATGGCGATGATAGATGACTTTAAAGCAAATCTAATAGGTGGTGGCGCTCGTGCTAACCAATTTAGAGTAACAGTAACACCCCCTCCTGGCATTGCAATTGGACTTGATGTGCGAAGAACATCATTTCTAGTAACAACAACTAGTCTGCCTGGCCAAACAATGGCAGAAATTCCTGTACCGTTTCGTGGACGGAATATCTACATTGCTGGAGATAGGACATTTGATGAAGCTTGGACTGCAACTTTCTATAATGATACGGACTTTATGATCCGTAACGCAATGGAAAGATGGTCTAACGGAATCAATGATTTTGCAGATAATACTGGTGTTATTGCTCCTGCTGATTATCAGAGTGATCTAACTGTAGAACAATTAGATCGTGATGATTCAATTCTAAAAACTTATATATTTAGAAGTGCATGGCCAACTACTGTGGGCCCAATAGAATTAAGTAGTGCAACCGCAGACGCAATAGAAACATTTGATGTTACTTGGAGATACCAACACTTCGAAGCTTCTAGCGTGAACTTCTAATTTTATCCCTACTAAATAGAACGTAGGAGATTAATAGTATGGCGGAACTTTTTGGGTTTTCGATAAAAAGATCAAGTAAAGAGGAGTCAGGGCCTAACGAAAGAACATTCGTTAGCCCTCCTCTTGATGATGGTGCAGTAGAAGTTGCTGGTGGTGGATTTTTCGGTCAAGTACTGGATACTAATGGCCGAGAAAAGAATGATATTGACCTTATTCGTAGGTATAGGGATATATCGCAACAGTCAGAATGTGATTCTGCAATCGAAGACATAGTGAATGAGGGTATTGTTGCAAATCAGGAAGATGTTCCTGTGCAAATATCCCTAGACAGAGTACCTTTTTCCGATACAATTAAGCGTAAAATCAGAAAAGAATTTCAAGAAGTTCTTAGAATGTTAGATTTTGGCGTAAAGGGACACGACATATTCAGACGTTGGTATATTGATGGCCGTGTTTACTATCACAAAATTATTGATATAAAAAATCCACGCAAAGGAATTTCTGAATTGCGGTGGGTAGAACCCACTAAAATTAGAAAAGTACGAGAAACCCAAAAGAAACCTGATCCTAAAACTGGGGTAGAAATGATAAAGACGGTTTCTGAGTATTACATCTATAACGATAGGGGAATTGAAAAAGCAGGGATAACAGGGGCAGGTGCAAACCAAGGTGTTAAAATAGCTGCAGATTCTGTTGCATATGTTCCTTCTGGTATCATAGATGGAAATTCAAATCGAGTTATTTCATATCTACATAAAGCAATTAAACCTGTAAATCAATTACGAATGATTGAAGATGCGTTAGTAATCTATCGTATCTCACGTGCGCCAGAAAGACGTATCTTCTATATTGATGTAGGTAATTTACCTAAAATTAAAGCAGAACAATATCTCAAGGATGTGATGAATAGATATCGTAATAAGATGGTTTATGATGCAACTACTGGTGAGATACGAGATGACAGAAATCATATGTCAATGTTGGAAGATTTCTGGCTCCCACGAAGGGAAGGTGGTCGAGGAACAGAAATTACGACATTGCCTGGCGGTTCTAATCTAGGAGAAATCGATGATATCACATATTTCCAACGAAAATTGTACCGTTCACTTAACGTACCAATTTCAAGACTTGAAACTGAGCAAGGATTTTCCCTCGGAAGATCAACTGAAATTACCAGAGATGAACTTAAATTTACTAAGTTCGTCCAGCGAATACGTAAAAAGTTCACCCCACTCTTTACAGACGTACTCAAAACCCAATTATTACTTAAAGGTATCATTGCCGCAGACGATTGGCCAGCAATACAAGAACACGTTTCATATGATTTCTTAGAAGATGGACATTTTGCGGCACTTAAAGAGTCAGAGTTGTTAGAAGATCGTCTTAATCAGTTAGGATCAGTTGAACCTTATATTGGTACATTCTTTAGTAAAGAGTATGTATTGAAGAAAGTATTACATCTTAATGATTCTGAAATAGAACAAATGCGTGATCAGATTAAGAAAGAGACAGAAATCGATCCTATGGATGGTGGAATTGTTGTACCTGATGGTGGAGATGGAATTAGTCGTATTCCTGTTGATCCAATGGGTATGCCTATTGATCCAGAGATGCCTGCAGACGATAGAGCAAAAATGGCAATAGGTATAGACCCAGATGCTCCACCCCCACCACCAGAAGGAGAACCCCCACCCCCAGAAGATCAAGAAATTGATTCTGAATTAATTGTGAAGAAAGGAAAGAAAAAATGAGTGAAGAAGAAATAGAAGTAGTAGCAGCCGAGAGGATGTTTGTAGATTCTGTATTATCAGGTGATAAAGTGGAAGCAGAAAACGCATTTAAAACAAGTATGTCTGCTAAAGTTGGAGACACATTAGAGTTGAAAAGGCGTGATTATGCAAAAACTTTTGTTGGTTCTTTGCCTCAGATAGAGGAAGATGATGATTGAGTTCAGTAATTTATACGAATCTACAGTTGTAGAGAAGGATGAGCATAAAAAATCCAGAGTATATAAGAAATTATCTCCTAAAATGAGGGATGCGGTTGATAATATTTTTAATATTATGGACTCTAAACCTTCAGATTTCCTAAATAGTTTCGAGAAAACAATTAAAGATGTTTCAAAGAAATTTAAGGTTCCTGAGAAGGACTTGATAAAATACTTTGAACGAGAAATGTTATCGATCTAGGGGTAGAATATGGCATATACATCACAAACATTAATGGATTCAGACTTTGAGGCAGTAATCAAGACCACAATTACTGGTACTAATGGTACTGCAACTAAAGTTGTTGATGTTTCGGAACTTAATGGTGCGGCCACAGACCCAAGAGTATCTATAGTAAGTTGCTGGTGGACAGTTAGTTCTGTTACAGAGATTGAGTGGAACGCTACTTCAAACGTAACTGCATTAACATTAAATGCAAATGGTCATTATAATGCTGGTGGTCAAGCAATGCCATCAATTGCAAATAACGCTGGAGGTGGTATAGATGGAGACATTTACTACGAAAATGACAGTGCTTGCACTGGAACAATAATTTTAAAAGTACGAAAAGTATCAGGTTTTGATAATATAACTTAGGAAAGATAATATGGAAACAGTAAGATTATTTTCAGAACAGGTAGAAGAAGTAGAATTCGTCACCGAAGCAAAAGAAAATGGTGGGAAAAGATACTTTATTGAAGGAATTTTCCTTCAAGCAGAAATTAAAAACCGCAATGGTCGTATATATCCAATGGACGTTCTTGAACCAGAAGTAGACAAATATAATAAAAATTTTATTGAACCAAAACGGGCTTATGGGGAACTCGGACACCCTGATGGCCCAACTGTGAATTTGGAAAGAGTTTCACATATAACTGAAAGTCTAAAGAGAGAAGGTAAAAATTTTGTAGGTAAGGCAAAGATTTTGTCTACCCCAATGGGAAAAATAGTTGAAGGCCTTATGGATGATGGCTGTAAGTTAGGTGTATCAAGTCGAGGAATGGGAAGTCTAGGTAAGGGAACGCCTGGTCAAATGAACGCACAAGTTGTTCAAGATGACTTTTATCTTGCAACTGCAGCTGATATTGTTGCTGATCCTTCCGCACCAGAGGCGTTTGTAAATGGCGTTATGGAAGGTAAACAGTGGGTTTGGAACAATGGAGCCCTTATAGAATCTCATTTAGTAGAACTAAAGAAACAATTTGACGTAAAACAACGCAATAGAAATGCAAATAAAGAAGCATTAGAGTTTGCAAAGTTTCTTAAAAGACTGTAATTTATAAATAAATATTAACAAAGAAGGAGACATCCTATGTCCGATGAACTAGAACAAACAATAGAGGAACTTGAAGCGGAAGTTCTTGCAGAACTGGAGGAAGCATCAGAAAAACCTCTAGGAAAAGCAAAAGACCTCGGCTTAGGTTCTGATAACGCTGGAGATGATGTCTCCAACGCAAGTAAACCAGCA